GGGTAGCTATACTAAAGCTGAGATACTAGCACTTATGGATGAGGCACATTGGGATGATATGTTTGCAAAAAAACATAACGTACACCAAAACCCACCAGCAGTAGATACAGTTGACAATAGTTTTGACGTTTCAACTTTAAGCTAGTAGTAAAATGGCTTTTGGTTTTGCATCTTTTGCTGATTTAAGTTTTGCTTCCGACGGGGATACTGAAAGTTTTGTTTTAGTTACCGGGAACGCTTTAACTGCATCAGTAGGAAATACAACAATTGAAGGCTATGTTGACGTAACAGCTGGAGGTAACCAAGTTACTTCTGCAAGTGGATCAGTAGTAATAACTGCTGGAGCAGTTATAAATGTAACTGGTAACGTTTTAACAAGTGGTGTCGGTGACACTACTGAAGTCGGTAAAGCAGTTGTAACACTAACTGGAAATGGACTTACATTATCTGATGGTACTGTAGTCGCAAAAGCGGGAGCAACAGCTCAACCAAGCGGAAGCTTAATGGGAACTGTTGGTTCTGGTTCTGTTACAATTGTAGCAAAAGCAGTTGTCACACCAACTGGAAGCGGATTAACAATAACAACAACAGAAGCTGGTGTTATTACGTGGAATGACGTAGACACCTCAGGCGCAACTAACACGTGGACAGACGTAGCAGCATAGGATATAAATAATTATGGCATCATCTTATTCAACATCACTAAAACTAGAAAAAATGGTAACCGGTGAAAAGGCTGGTTTATGGGGTACAGTTACCAATACTAATCTAGATTTAATACAAGAAGCAATAGGCGGGTATATATCAATTGCGGTTACTAGTTCTGATATAACTACAACCATATCCGATGGCGCTTCTTCTAACGGCCGTAATTTTGTAATTAAACTAACAGGAACACTAGCTGCTAACAGAAATGTAACTGTTCCGGATTCTTTAGAAAAAGCATATATAGTAATTGATGCTACTGATCGTTCATCTAATCATTATACTTTAACATTTAAGACAGCATCGGGAACCGGGGTTGTTTTACCTGTTGGCTCTACTTCTGTATTATTCGCAGACGGTACTAACATAGTTAGTGCTCTGCTTGAAAAAGGATACAAAACAACTACTACTGCATATACAGCAGTAAACGGTGATCAAATATTCGTAGACACTTCTTCCGCAGCGGTAACTATAACATTACCAGCAAGTCCTAGCGTTGGAAACGAAGTGCATTTTATAGACTCAAAAATAAATTTTGGTTCAAACAATTTAACTATAGGTCGTAATGGTTCTAACATAAATGGTAGTGCTGCTAATTTAACAGTAAACACAAATGCAGAATCGTTTACTTTAGTTTATGCTAACTCGGCTAAAGGTTGGATTTATAAAACTAAGAGAGGTTAAAATTAATAGATTATGTCTCTTCTTAATTTTAAAATCTTACCAGGGATAGATAAACAAAACACAACTAAAGGTGCTGAAGATCGTTGGATCGATAGCGATAATATTCGTTTTCGTTATGGGCTTCCTGAAAAAGTAGGTGGTTGGGCTTCTTTATTATCTGATAGTATTGTCGGTGTTGTTAGAAATCAACACGCTTTTGTTGATAAAGACGGTAATAAATATATTGCTTTAGGCACAGACAAATTTTTACTTTTATATTTTGAAGGGCAGTTATATGATATAACTCCGTACGATAGCACAAAACAACAAACAAGTGCAACTATAAAAACAACAGATCAATCAACATCAATTACAATTACAACTGGATCAGCACATGGTGCTGAAGTTGGAGACATTATATTACTAGATAGTGTTACGTTACCAAGTGGTACAGGATTAAGTGCATCTAATTTTGAAGATAAATTGTTTATGGTAAACACTGTTCCAAGCACAACTACTTTTACAATTACATCTTCGGCAGCAGCGACTGCAACCGTAGCAGCAGGTGGTTCGACAACTGTTGAGTTTTATTTTGTAGTTGGACCACAAAAACAAACATACGGTTATGGCTGGGGTGTAAGCACATGGGGCGGAACTTTGTCCTCTGCTGCAACTACAGACCTAGATGGTTCTTTATCTGACAACACTAGCGGTACAGGTGGATCAGGAACTAGTCTTGTGCTGACAAGTGCTACTGGCTTTCCAACATCAGGTACTGTTTTAGTTGGTGGTACAGAACTTATAACATACACAGGTAAGTCTAGTAACACACTTACAGGTATAACTCGTGGTGCTTTAGGTTCTACAAGATCAGCGCACAATGATGCTACAGCAGCTATTAACGCCAGTGATTATACCGCTTGGGGTAATGCTATTTCTGCAAGCCAAGTAGAACTAGAACCTGGTAAATGGTCACTAGATAATTTTGGTGAAGTGTTAGTTGCAACTTCAAACAACGGTAAAACATTTACATGGAACGCCGGGGCCACGACACCTTTGACAGTAAGAGCGTCTCTTACAACATCGGGTTTTGCAACAACCAGCAATCCTACTGCATCGCGGCTCACGCTTATTTCACCTACAACTCGTCACTTAATACATTTAGGTACAGAAACAACTATTGGAACACCTTCTACACAAGATGACATGTTTATTCGTTTCTCAGCTAGTGAAGACATAAATACATTTACACCTACTTCTACTAACACTGCAGGTACATTACGTGTGCAAGACGGAACTAAAATTATGGGTGCGTTAAAAACAAAAGAAGCAATATTAGTATGGACAGACAATGCTTTGTACTCTTTACGTTTTGTTGGTGCACCGTTTATATTTGGTATTGAACAAGTTGGTACTAACTGCGGACTGGTTGGTAGTACAGCAGCTATTGAGGTTGACGGTGTTGCATACTGGATGAGTGCAAAAGGATTCTTGTATTATGATGGTACTGTTAAAACACTACCGTGTTCTGTAGAAGATGAGGTCTATGACAACATAGACACAACCAAAGGACAACAGATTACAGCTGGACTAAACAATTTATTTTCTGAGATAACTTGGTGGTATCCTACAAATAGTGATTTTAACAATAAAGGTGTTACTTATAACTATGCAGAATCAACACAAGTGCCAGGTGGTATTTGGGCATTACATACAGAAGCTAGAACTTCTTGGACAGATGCAAACGTATATACTAAACCATACGCAACAAAATTTGACACCAGTGAAACAGGTACTTTTCCTGTTATATTAGGTGAGTCTGGTTTAGGACAAACAAAATACTTTGAACACGAGATTGGTACAGATCAAACAAACGAAGATGGTAGCGTTACAACAGTGTTGTCTTATATACAATCTTATGACTTTGATCTACAAGGACAAGGTTCTGAGGGTGATTTCTTTTTATCTGTAAGTCGTTTTATACCTGACTTTAAAACATTGATAGGAACTGCAGATGTAACACTAGCTTTAAAACGTTATCCATCAGAAAGTGATACAAGTTCTACATATAGTCCTTTTACAATTACTTCTACAACTGATAAGATAGACACTAGAGCTCGTGGACGATATATTAATATTAAAGTTGAGAACACAGGTGTGGAACAATCATGGCGATACGGCACGTTGTCGTTAGATGTTAAACAGGATGGTGGTAGATAATGGCTAAAATACTTTTACGTGTACCTGAACCAAGAACTGAATATGAAGTAGGAAACCAAAGACAGATCAATAGATCTATAGCAGAACTTATTAGTCAGTTGAATACAACATATCAACAACAGGTTAAAGAAGAACAAGAACAAGTATCGTGGTTTTTATTTTAGATGGCAAATAGATATAAAAATGCAAAAGTAGATTTAACTACTACAAACGACACAGTGTTGTATACAGCTCCGGCTGAAACTGTAACTATTGCAAAGTCAATACGAGTATCAAATGACTCTTCTGCACAAGATACAGTTAGTTTTACAATTACTAATGCAAACGATGCTGTATTTAGTTTAGCTAAGCTAGCATCTGTAGGTGCACTTAGTACAGAAGAACTTTTATCTATGCCATTAGTTATTGATGAAGGTGAGATTATAAAATGTCAGGCAACAACAGCAGACAGATTACATGTTGTTATGTCTTTTTTGGAAATAACAAGAGACTAAGGAGGTCTTATGCCATTTAACGAACCAGGAAGTGTAGGCTATTTATACGAGGGGGATAAGAAAATAGCTCAAATTAAAGTAGATACGGTTGTAACTTTAAAGAATACCGTAACAGGACAAGAGTATGAGTCAGATAATCACGGAGACGCTGATGTAGATGACCCGAATACTGAAACAAAGAGAGAGCATATCTCACGTAGTGTGCTTGTGAAAGTGGCTAAAATGCCTACAATGGGAGCAGATTCTGACTTGTAATCTATGACAAAACAAGGTAAATTCAATAATCGTCTTCATTCAAGATTAGGCACCTTGCTCAACATGCATGTAAATAAATAGGAAACCTATGTTTGATAAACTTATACCCAACGAATTAAGAAGAGCAGTAGATAAAGCAGTGCCTAATGAGCTTAAAGGCATACTTGGAACGGCTGCAGCAACTTATGTAGGTGGATTAATGCCTGGTGGTATGTTTGGTGGCGGTGCAGGTTCTTTTTTTACAGACTTACTTATGCAAAGTTTATTGTATGACGATGATTCGGGTAAAGAAACTGACTATTTAAAAGCTGGTATGTCAGGTGTTCTTGGTGGTATTAAAGGTTATAACAAAACCGACGGTGGTGGTTTTATTGGAGAAGGTGAGGCTAATCGTTATGTAGGAGAAGGGCGTGGTGTTATGGTAGACCCCAATGATCCTACAAAATTAATCGCAGATCCAAACGCTGCTGCTAAATACACCGATCCAACATCATCAAACTTTTTTGAAAGTCTTGGAGCAAAAAACACTGGTCCTAGTGTACAAGAATCTTTATTGGCAAGTGACTATAGAATACCAGAAGGAGGAAAAATAGGTTTTGGAGAAAGCATGTTTAATGCTTTTGATTCAACTATGGATTTTGCAGATCCTTACACAAGTTTTACTGATGAAGTAGGTAATGTT